TGAGAACCAGAGGGCTGACGGCCCCATGACGGCCCCAGAGACCCTTGTCGCAGCAACGGAGCAGGTATAGCGTGGAAACACTCCAAACGATCCTGGACTGAAGCGAGCGTTTGACCTACCAGGACCGACGTCGACTGAATGGCGTTTGACCTGCAATTACAGGACTGACGACTACCGATCGGTACCGACGATTGCCGAGTGTCTGACGGCCCTTAGACGGCCCGGATGATCTTCAAACGGAAGCGGCGGGTCTTGGGTGACCAACGCTCCAAAGCAACCCGATTCCACTAATAGGAAGGTTTCCTAAGAGATGTTACCGGCTCTCCGACCTGCCCGTCTGCTACCCGGTCTACTGCGCGGCCTCGTCTGGTTCACCCTCGGGGCGCTGCTCGGCATCGCCCTCGCGACCGCCTACTCCCCGGCACGCCCGCCCGGCTGGAGTCCGGCCGACGTGCCGGGCCCGACGCCCGCCCCCTCGATCTCCACCCCGTAACGAAGCGGCCCCGGCCGGTGCTGGAACACCGGTCGCGGGGCCTTGATCACCACCTGCTCACGACAGGAGATGACCCGTGGAACACAGTAACGAATCCGCCCCGTCCGCGACGGTGCGTCGGACCGGTCAGCGTGTGGCCGCGCAGGCGCTGAGCCTGGCGCTGGGCGTTGATCTGCCGGTGGCGGACTGGAGCATCGACCGCCGGGGCGACCGGCTCTACGGCCAGTTCGGCGCCGACAGCATCGACGCGGTGACCGCCTGGGCGGAGCGCTTCGGCGGCGAGGTCGAGTACTTCCTGACCGGCTACCGGATGGCGCTGGTGCACCTGGACCTGTTCGGGACTCCGGCGCGGGTGTGGTGCCCGCTGAGCGGTGACCCCGGTACGGAGCTGCCCGCCGAGCCGCCGGCCCCGGTCGAGTCGCTGAGCGTCGGTTCGCAGGCCGTCGTCGGCCTTGGCGACCGCTCGCCCGCCCCGGGTACCTTCTCCGAGTTGGCCGACCGGGCGGAGCGGCGCCGCGCCGAGCTGCGTGCGGCCCCGGTCTACATCCCGCCGACGCCCACCGTGTTGGGCGCCACGCTGCGGCTGGCCGCGCAGGTCGCCGACGAGCTGGGCGAGGTGCCCGGCACCCAGGCCACCGTCTACTCCGACCTGGCCGGCCGCCCGGTGGTCGACATCAGCGTCCCCTCCCGGCAGCCGATCGAGCACCGCCGGGCGCTGGTCGACGCGGCCGCCGCCCTGGGGCAGGTCACCACCGCCGAGCACCGGGGCGCCCGCCTCGCCGAGCTGACGATCCACGACTACGAGGGTTCGGGTGCCGAGGTCTGGGTGGGCGCCCGTATCCGCGACGAGGCCGACGCGGAGGCGACCCGATGAGCGACTTCGTCTTCTCCCTGCCCCCGGCAATCCTGGCGGTGCTGACCGTGGCGGCCGTGGCGGTCCCGGCGCTGGTGGTGTGGCTGGTGTGGCGGTCGGTCAGCGAGATGGCGAAGCGGTTCGCCAAGGGCGGCACCACCGCCCTGCTCGCCTTCTTCGTCGCGGTCACCATGGCGCTGAGCGCGTCCGGGCTGATCGGGTTCGGGTACGGCGAGATGGGCCTGGACGGGTGGCTGACGCCGCTGAGCGTGGCCGTGTTCCTCGCCCTGGACGGCGCGGCGCTGGCGATCGCGCGCAGCGTGTGGCTGCTCAACCGCGACGGCAAGAGCGCGGGGGTGCACCGGGCGTTCATGTGGGTGCTCGTCGCCGCGTCGGCGTGGTTCAACTGGGTGCACGCGCCCGAGGTGTTCGCCGCCCAGGCCGCCTACGCGCTGTTCCCGGTGTCGGCGGCGGTGCTGTTCGAGCTGATCCTGGCCGCGCGCCGCAAGGCCGACGAGGTCATCGACCGGCGCATCGGGGTGGAGCGGTGGCTGCACCCGGTGGAGATGGTGCGGGTGCGCTGGCTGCTGGCCGCCGACGCGCAGTTGGCGGCCGATGTGGCGACCCGCCGGGTGCGCGTGCAGGCCGCCGCCAACTCCCTGTACCGGGTGCGCCAGATGGCCGGGGCGCCGGCGCCGTTCGGGCTGGGGTGGGTGATGCCCGGCATCTACCGCAGGGCGGTACGGGCTGCCCAGGCCGCGGCCGCGCGGGCGGACTTCGCCGACCCCCTGGCGGCCGCCGAGGTGGTCCGCCAGTTGCAGGTGCTCACCCTCGTCGAGCGGTTCGCCGGGGCGGACTACCGCACCCCGCACGAGGCCCGCGACCTGGTCGCCAACCTCATCACCCCCGCCAACCTCGGAGTTGGCGGGGGTGCCGACGAGGTCGGCCTGTACGCGGAGTTCCGGGCGATCCTCGCCGGGGTCGGCCTGGACGCCGCACCGGCGGAGCGGCCGCATCTGGCGGTGGTCGCCGAGCAGCCGCCCACCCCCGCCAACCACGGGGGCGGCGCCGTCGAGCCGGGCCCGACCGCTCCCGCCTGGTCGCTGGAGGAGGCCGCCGCGGCGGTCGACTGGGGTGCCGTCCCGGCCGAGGAGGTTGGCGGCCTGGTGGCGGATCTGGCGGCGGACTTCGTGACCGACCGCCAGGACTCTGGCGCCCCGGCGTGGGGGGCGGGCAAGACCTTCGCCCGCGCCCTGCTCGCGGCCGGCTGCCCGCTGTCGGACCGCCAGCTGCGCGACTACGTCAAGCGCGCCCAGCGCGACCTGGAGTCCACCGGCTCCTGACCGGCGCCCGTCGCCCGCCCGCCCATGGCCTGCATGACACAGGTCATGATCGGGCGGGTGGCGGGGACCGGGCCAGGTCCACCACTCCGATGAAGGGACACGCCATGGCCAAGATCAGGGTCTACGCCAAGGACGGATCGGTCCTGGACGTCACCACAGAAAACCTCGACGACCAGCGGTTTTATGAGGACCTGCCGTTCAACTCCGACGCCGTGAGCAGGGTGACGGTCGTCGAGGAACGCGACGAGAAGTAGCCGGTCCGGGCCGCCGCTGCGATCCCTGGCAGGAACGCGGCGGCCCGGATGCCCCACATCCTTCGATGAGGAACGGAGCCCCACCAGCATGGCACTGCTGTCCCACCGGCCGGAAGAGTCCGGCGAGGTCGAGCGGAAGGTGTTCGACGGCGAGATCGTCGACGAGGCGCCCACCGACACCGTCCGGGTGGACGAGGTGCGCGTGGACGCCCCCGAGGTGTTGGACGACACCGGGTCGTGGGTGGCGCGGCGCCGCGCCCTGCTGGCCGACGCGCCGCCGATCATCCCTCCGTACCTGCGCACCCGCGAGCAGTTGGAGGAGACCGCGCGGTGGGCGGTGGCCTACTACGCGCACGTCGGCGCGTTCCACGCCACCCGCTCCCCGTTCTACATGCTGCGCCTCATGGCTCGCTCCCCGCGCGGCGCGGGGCGGCTGATCGGCCGCTGGGTGGCGTGGGTGGCCGACGCCCAGGCCGCGCCCGTGCACGCCAAGGTCGCCGCGTCCGGCGACGTGCAAGCGTGGCTGGTGCTGTCGCGCGAGCACTCCCGCCGGGTCAAGCCGCGCCGCATCACCTCCGCCGTGGTCGCGGTCCCGGTGGCGCTGGCGATGCTGACCGCGGTGCTGGTGATGCCCGCCTGGGTGAGCGGGCTGGGGGTGTGGCTGCTGCTGTGCCTGCTCGGGCTGGCCGGTGGGGACCCTGACCGGCCCCTGATCGCCCGCTACGTGGCCGCCCAGCTCCAGCGGCCGCTGGCCTCCCCGGAGATCGAGGCGGCGCTGGAGGCCATCGGCATCAAGGGCAAGGTCGACTTCGTCGAGCAGATCGCCGTCGACGGCCCCGGCTGGCGCGCCGAACTCGACCTCCCGCCGGGGGTGCTGGCCGAGCGGCTGCTGGACAAGCGCAAGGAGCTGGCCGGGGCGATGCGCCGCCCCCTGCAGTGCGTCTGGCCGAGCGTGGGCAGCGAGCATCCGTCGCGGGCGGTGCTGTGGGTGGCCAAGCGCGACCCCCGCACCATCAAGCGCGCGTGGCCGCTGCTCGCCGACGGCCAGGCCGACATGTACGCCGCGTTCCCCTTCGGCGTCACCCCCCGCGGGGAGACCGTGCCGCTGACCCTGATCGGCACCAACGTCCTCATCGGCGGCGTGATGGGGTCGGGGAAGACCAGCGCGGTGCTGGTGATCGCGCTGGCCGGGGCGCTGGACCCCACCTGCCAACTGTGGCTGTTCGAGCTGAAGGGCTCCGGGGACATGGAGTCCGTCCAGCCCGTCGCCCACCGCTACGTCCAAGGCGACGACGACGAGCACTGCCACGCCGCCCTGGACGCCATGTACGCGCTGGAGGCCGAGCTGAAGCGCCGCAAGAAGATCGTCGCCGCGCTGCCGGTGGAAGACGTCCCCACCGGCCGCAAGGTCACCCGCGCCCTGGCCGACAAGTACCCGCACCTGGACCTGGACCCGATCCTGGCCATCTTCGACGAGGTGCACACCGTCTTCGAGCACCCCGAGGTCGGCAAGGAAGCCGCCGAGGTCGCCGGCCGCCTGATCCGCAAGGCGCGCGCCTACGGGATCATCCTCGTGCTCACCACCCAGAAACCCGACGGCGACTCCATCCCCAAGATGGTGTCCGACAACGCCATTGTCCGGTTCTGCTTGGCGATCACCGGGCACATCGCCAACGACCTGGTGCTGGGCACCGGCATGTACAAACGCGGCATCCGCGCCAACATCTTCGAACCCGCCGAGGGCGACGACCCCAAGGATTCGGGAACCGGCTGGCTGACCCGCTCGGCCACCAGCGCCAAGATCGTGCGCGCCTACTTCATCGGCCAGGCCGACGCCCGCGCCGTCGGCCGCCGCGCCCTCGCGCTGCGCACCGCCGCCGGGACGCTGACCGGGGAGGCCGCCGGACGCACCGTCGAGCCCGTGGTGCGCGAGACGATCGCCGACCACCTGCACGCGGTGTGGCCCGAGGGCGCCGACCGGGTGCACTCCCACCGCCTCGTGGAAGCCCTGGCCGCCTACCGGCCCGAGCTGTACGCCCCGTGGCTGGAAGAGGACGACCCCGCCGCCCGCTCCACCACCCTGGCCGCCGCCCTCAAACCCCACCGCATCCCCACCCACCAGCTCACCATCCGCGACTGCTGCGGCGGCGCCAAGGGCGTGCGCCACCAGGACCTCCCGCCCGCCAAGACCCCCGCCGACGACGACGAATAGCGCCCGGAAGGCCCCGTCGGCCACCACCCCGAAACCCGATATCAGCCCAGGTCACACACCATTCCAGCCGACATCGCAGGCGAAACCGGTTTCACGGCCAGGCGAAACCACCACCCCCACCCGAAACCAGTCCGCGGCCCCTCCCGGTGGGGCCGCGAACGGGGGGTGCACATGCACCCGCCGGTGCACGTACACCCCGACCGAGGTCCCCAGGACCTCAGTCGTGGCCGTCTCACCCACGACTGCCCCAGGCTTTCAACCGTGGGCGAGACGGCCACGGTTACCGGCACCGGCAAGCTGGCCGACCTGCACGAATCTGCGGGGCCCTTTGGGGGCCTCGCAAGGGGTACGGACTAGTCCGTACCCCTGGGTACACGCTGCCGTGTACCCCCTGCGCGTTCACCCCAGGTACGGCTCGCCGTCCTTCAGGCCGTGGTCGATGCGGCGGCGGATCGCGGGGTGGATGTCGTAGTCGCCGAGGTCGGCCGGGTCGACCCACCGGACTTCGAACGCCTCGCTGGGCTCGGGCTGGATCCGGCCGCCGACGGGGCGGCCGCGGAAGCAGGTGTTGATGGGCTGGCGGACCTCGTCGACCTTGCCGCGCTTGATGTAGGCGATGAGGTGGTCGGGGTCGGAGAAGATCCCGACGAGGCCGGTGACCTCGATGTCGATGCCGGTCTCCTCCTTGCACTCCCGGATGCCGGCCTGGGCGACGGTCTCCCCGGTCTTCACGCCGCCGGTGGGGATGGTCCACAGGTTGTTGTCGGTGCGCTGCAGGAGCAGCACCCGTCCGCGGTCGTCGCGGACGAACACCGACGCGGACGCTTTGCGGCTGGTGGGGGCGGGGGCGTTGGGGTCTTGCCAGTAATCGATCCTGCGGGTACGGGTCATCGGTGCTCCAGTGCCATGTCGGCGGGCTTCGCCGATCCCCATACCCGCTCGAAGCTCTCGACGTAGGTGGTGAAGTAGGCGCCGTCGATGCGGCGCAGGTGCATGGTGGGGGTGTAGGCGGCCAGCACTCCGTAGGCGTGGACGTTGACGATCATCTCGTCGTCGAACCGGTAGATGCTGTTGTACAGCGGAGTGTCGTGCAGCCGCACCTCCACCGAGGGCGGCATCCGCTCCCGGTAGTAGTACAGGACGGCGGCGACCCGCCCGGCCACGCCGCCGCCGATGCGGTGCTCGGTGTCGCGGAACGCCAGCTGCTTGCCGTCGGGATCACCCAGCAGCAGCCGCACCCGGGCGCCGGCCTGGGCCTTGGCGACCAGGGTCGGAATCCAGTCCGGGTGCTCCTCGGTGAGGAACAGCCCCGCGTAGGCCAGCAGGTCGACGTCGCGCTCGGCCGCGCGCAGCAGCTCGGTCCACAGGTGCTTGGGGACGTCGTTGCGGCGCGGCCAGGTGGCCACCAGCTCCGCCCCGGCCAGCGAGGCGCCGTTGACGGTGTCGGGCCACAGGTAGCTCTCGTCCTCCTGGACGATCGCCGCCACCCGGTAGCGGGTGCGCGGGTAGGGCACGGCCGTCCCGGCCAGCCACCGTTCGACGGTCTTCGTCGACACCTCGGCCGCCGCGGCGAAGGACCGGATGTCGTGCCCGGCCCGGTGCATCGCCCGCCGGAGCCGTTCGTTCACCATGCGGTCATCGTGCCATCAACCGACATCGCGGCCCATGCCCTTGTCGGTTAGATGTCGGTAGATGTCGAGCGGTGTCGATGCGCTGTCCGTTGACCTCGACAGATGCTTACGCCATGCCCGAGACAGCGCCCCAGGGCGCGACATCCTCGGTCATCGCTGACGCTCACACCCTGACCACCTTGCAGCAGCGATGGCCCACGCATCGCATTTGGAGATCCCGCGACGAGGCGGGCCGCCCGGCGGGTTGGTACGCCACCGCCCACGATCCGGCTCCCGGTGAGGACCGCACCGTGGGCGCCGACACGGCGCGCCAGCTGGAGCTGAAGCTGGCCGCGCCGCCGGATCCCGCGCCCCGGTTTCAGCCCGGCGCGGTCGGCCGCTGGTGAGACCTTCCCTCGGCGCCGCTCTCCCCTGAGGAGCGGCGCCACAGCGGGCCCGGCCTTCCAGGAACAGGGAGACCGGCCGGGCCCGCCTTCATCGGCCCCGCGGCCAGACAACCCGGACGGTGTCGGTCGCGGGGTCCCCCAGCCACCGCGCGGCGCCTTCCCGCCCCAGGGCGCCGCACCCCCGCGGGCCCGGCCGTTCTGTCCGAGGGCCGGGCCCGCACCCTCGACAGGAGGCCGTCGACATGATCGCCTACATCGCCCACCTGGGCGACGACGAGGCGGCCGCCGCTGACGCGCGCCGGCTGGCACGGCTGCGCGGGGTGGTGTCCCCCCTGCCGGGCATCGTGCTCGCCACCCCCGCCGGCCTGATCCGGCTGATCCGGGGCGCCTCGGCCCGCACCATCACCGACGCCGACGGCGAGGAGCTGCTGGAGGTGTGCTGGCCGGACGGCCGCACCCTGCGGTTGCTGATCGTCGGCGACGACCGGTGACCCACTGACCGCCGCGCGGCCGGCCGCCCGACCCCCCGTGGTCGCGGCGTTACCCCCAGGCCGGCCGCGCGGTGCCGGCGGGGGGATGGCCGGACACGACGAATCGCCCCGCCGGCCGACGCTGGCGGGGCATCCTGGTGCCATGGAGATGAGACTGGTCGACGGCCCACTCGACGGCGGGACGCTGGACGTGAGCGCGCTGAGCGCCGAGGAGATCGCCGGCGGCTTCGCGCTGCCCTCCCCCCACGGCCTGTACCTCGGGGGCCGCAGCATCTACGACCCCGACCCAGCCGAGCCCGGCGTGCTGCGGTGGCAGGGCGACGTGGCCTGACCCCGGGCATGCCGAAGCGCCCCCGCTCCGAAGAGCGGGGGCGCTGTGCTGCGCGGGGCGGGCGGTCAGGCCGCCAGGTCGTACTCCGGCCGGCGCCGGGTGAGCCCCAGCGACAGCAGGATGCGGCCCCATACCGGCGACACGTAGGTCTCCAGCGCGCGGGCGATCCCGTAGTAGGCGGCCGTCACAGCCACGGTGACGATCTCGGTGACCGCGCCCTCCGGCAGTTCGACACCGAGGCGGAGCGCCTGCACGAGCAGGACGCCAACGGCGACCGGCACGACGGTGCGCAGGATGGAGGCGAGCAGGCCGGGCGGGGGCGGATCAGAGTGGTGGACCATGGGGATTCCCTCCGGGCATAGATCAGCCCCGGGCCGGTGGCGCCGGGGCGGTGGTGCGCCCAGCAGCCGCAGTGCAGCCGCGGGGCGTGGCAGCGGGGGCAGTACTCGGTCAGGAGGCGCCGCCGCTGGTGAGGTCGCGCAGGCGGCGCAGCGCACGCTCCAGGAGCGTGCCCGCGTTCTTGCGGTCGGAGCTGTCGGCGGTGTCGGGGTCCTGGAGCTGGTAGCGCCAGACCTCCGCGGCGAGCGCCGGGCCGGCCGCGCGGATCCGCTCGTCGATCAGCTTCTGGATCTTCTTCAGGTCGTCGCCGGTCAATTCGTCCTCCTCGGTGGGGGTGCCGCCGCTCGGCGGCTTGCTGAAGGTGCCGTTCTCCACGAGCGCGTAGAGCGCGTCGCCGGGGCACTCGGTGGCGATGAAGTCGCGGTGGCCGCGCACCGCGCCGGACACGCCGCGCTCCATCAGGTAGGCCCGCAGGTCGCGCACCCCCCGCACCTGCTCGTCCGTCGGCCGCTCGCTGCCGCCGAGCATCAGCGTGACGGAGTACCAGTTCGCGTTCCCCGAGGTCGTCCCCTGCGCCGCCTGGTACCGGTTGAGTCCGCGGCCGGTGAAGACCTCGCCGTGGCGGCAGGCGGCGTAGGAATACCCCACGTCCGCCCATCCGTTGCCGTTGATGTGGTCGGAGCGGATGCGCTTCCAGTAGGCGACGCACTCGTCGTGGCCGTCGAGGTCGGTGGCGGGGCCGTTGTAGTGGACGACGAGGCCGGAGCGCGGGTTCGCGTAGTCGGCGCCGGACGGCCCCCAGCCGAAGTACGAGCGCGGGCGGATGATCATACGGGGCCTCCTGGTGGCTGGACGGTGATGTCCTGGCGGATGGTGGGGGCGGTCTGGTGGTCGGCGGTGTGGGCCTGGAGTGCGGTGCTGAGGTCGCCGAGCTTGCCGTCCAGGGCGCGGACCTTGTCCTTCAGCGATCCGCCGGAGTTGTACGTCACCTCGTGCTCGATGCGCTGCACCCGCTCCATCAGGCCGGGGCGGGCGTCGACGCCGGGGCGGGCGGGCTCGCCGAGTAGGTCGTCGATGAGGTGGCCGGCCCGGCGCAGCCACCGGCCGGCGGCCCAGGTGAGACCGCCGACGGCGGCGAGGCCGGCGAGGAGGGCGGCGAGCTGCGCCACGGTGAGGCTGCTGATCCAGTCAGGCACGGGGGTGGTCCTCTCTGGGCTGGTCGCCGAGCAGGCGGCGGCGGTAGGCGGCGGCGCGGTCGGCGGGGGCGGTGCGGGCGGTCGTGGGGGTGGCGGCCTGGCGCAGGTGGGCGCGGGCGCGGGTGACGTGGTCGGCCATGACGGCGATCACCTCGGGGTCGGTGGGGGACTCGGCCAGCACCTGGTCGAGCAGCTTGTCGGGGTCGGCCAGGGGGACGCGCTGCCGGGCGGCGGCCACGCGTAGCCGGTGGGCGGCGCGGGCCTCAGTGATGCTGTCGGCGGTGTGCAGGGTGCTCGGCATGGTGTCGCCGACGGCCACGCCGGGGCGGGCGACGAGGGCCGGCGCGTAAAAGCCGGCCGCGACCGCGACGTCTTCACGGACCCGTGCGGGGTCGGCGGGGTCAGGGATGAAGGGCTCGGCCAGCACCATGTCCAGGGCCTCGGCGGCGTCGACGCCGTACTCGGCCATCCGCCATTCCAGGCAGTCGGCGGGGAAGACGTGCTCGTGCGCCTCGCCATCGGCCCGGCGGTAGCGGATGCGCCAGCAGGGATGCCCGGGAGCGGGCTCGGCGGTGGTCACCGACTCCACCGTGTACTCGGTCATGCGGGCCCCTCTCATACGCGGAAGCACCAGAAGTTCACCCACACGCTCACGTTCGAGCCGGAGGTGAAGTTGGCGAAGGCCACCGTGAAGGAGTCCTGCGACGCCTCGGTCATCTTGTGGTGGAAGAACCTGCCGGAGTCTCCGCCGCTGGTGACCAGGCCGTAGACGGGTGCCATCGCGGTGTCCATCGTGGGGCCGTAGCTCAAGGTCACGCTGTTCACGGTCGCGAAGAACTGCCTGCCGGTGAAAATGGCCTGGTCGCTCGCGGCGGCGACGTAGTCGAGGTAGCGGCCGTAGGTGCGGATCCGGCCGTCGTCGCCGTAGCGGGTCTCGACGCGCACCCCGGCGGGCGGGTTCCAACCGATGCGGGTGCCGGCCGCGTTGCCGTAGATCATCGGGCCGCTGGTGTGGGCCAGCTCGATGTAGTCCTCGGTGGCGTCGATCTGGGCGACGGTGTCGCCGCCCGCGATGGCGTTCACCCTGTTGAGGATCGCGCCCGCCGCGACCGTCAGCCGCGACCGCACGGTCCCGGCGTTGTTCTCGCCGGTCTCCAAGGCCATGGTCGCCTCGTCGGGGAAGGCCCCGTCGGTGGAGTAGATGCGGCTGAAGTTCGTCGAGGTGGAGGGGTAGAAGCGGATCTCGGCCAGCCACGCCGGATCGATGACGACGCGCCGCCCGGACACGGCCGTGCGGATCACCGACCCGGTGACGATCTTGCCGGTGATGGCGTCGGCCGCCACCGCCTGGGCGGTCACCGCGCCCGCCTCGATCTTGTCGGCCGTGATGGCGTTGGCGGCGATGTGTCCGGCCTGGATGGCCAGGGCCTGGATCAGCGCCCCGGTGATCGACTCGGCGACGATCTTCTCGGCGGCGACGAGGGTGCCGTCGACGATGTGCGCGCCGTCGATCACCTCGCCGATCAGGTCGGTGTCCACCAGCGGCTGGGTGGCGATGACGCCGCTGGCGCTCTCCGCGCTCTCGTTGCCGGAGGTGTCGGTGGCGGTGAACCAGATCGTGCGGTCCTCGCCGTAGGGGGCGCCGACGATGACGACGCCGCCCGCGCCGCGCAGCTGGTCGACGGCCACCGGCGGGTTGGTGCCGTCCGACATCCACACCGTGACGTAGGCGAAGTCGCGCGGCATCGGGGCACCGGCGTGGTCGAGCCCGTCCCAGTCGGCGCGGATCACCCCGAGCCGGGTGGACAGCACCGGCGTCGACGGGGCCGGGGGCGGGGTGGCGTCGCCGGGCATGGTGACGGCGTAGACGGCGCTGAACTCGCCCTTGCGGCCGGTGGTGGCGACGGCGCGGACCTTGAACGCGTACTGCTCGCCGGTCTGCAGCGGTGACCAGGTGGTCGTCGTCTCGTCGGCCTCGGTGGCGGTGAGCTGGTACCACGGCTCGCCGGAGAGGTTGATGCGGGCGTACAGCTCGTAGCCGTCGACCTCCAGCGCCACCCCGGCCACGTCGGCGGTGACCGCGCCCCAGGTCGCGGTGATCTGGCCGCGCGCCGTCCCGTCCAGGTCGATGTACGCCTGCGGGTCGACGACCAGCCCGAGCGGCGCGGCCGGGGTGCGCCCGGCCGGGACGTCGGGCGCGGGTTGGGCGCCGGACCCGCCGCCGGCGGTCGCGCCGCCCACGATGCCGCGGGTGCGCCGCGCCATCCGGATCTCGCGCTCGATCAACCGGTCATTGAGGACCAGGTTGCCCGAGACGCGTCCGTCCTGGTCGCGGGTGAGGGTGATCTGGCGGATCCGCAGCGGCGCCATGGTGCCGCCGTCGCCGGGGGCGAGGATGTAGTCGCCGGGCGCGTAGTCGCGCCACGGCAGCCACCGGGCGGTGTAGAGCGCCACGGCGCGGGTGATCTGCACGCGCTCGGCGCCGCCGCGCTCCAGGGCTGCCTCGGCCAGCAGGATCGCGGTGCCGGTGTCGCTCACCCCGCCCTGGGTGATGTAGGTCTCCCACCGCCCCCACGGCAAGTCGGCGGACGGGTTGTCCAGCTCCAGGCTGAACCCCGCTTCGCCCTGCAGGTACACCGCCGAGACGGCATCCTCCAGGGTGCCCTCGTCGGGCGCCTCGACCACGTCGCGGCCGAGCCGCAGGTCGACCGGCGCCGGCCCGGACGCCAGGTCGGCGGCCAGCTCCGAATCCGCGTTGAAGACCCGCAGGGTCCGCCCCTGCGTGCACCAGTCCACCACGCCCTGCTCGGCCAGGTTGAGCAGCGCCGTGCCGGCGTCCAGGCCGGGCGCGTAGTAGATGGTGAGGACGGTGTCCCAGGGCTGGCCGTCGCTGTCGTGGGTGGTGGTGAAGTCGGTGTCCAGCCCGGCCAGTGCGCCGCGGGCGTGGCCTTCGTCGATCCAGGTGCGCAGGATCTCCCCGGCGGTGGCCGACAGGAAGGGGCGCTTGCCGTCGACGAGCGTCGAGGGGTCCGGCGGCGGGTAGAGCGGGAGCTTGCCCAGCTGCCAGGCGTAGCCGGGCAGCTGGTAGTCGCGGGCGCCGGTCTGGTCGGTGACGTCGCCGCTGCGCGCGATGCGCAGGAACCGGGAGTTCGGCGGCTCGAACCAGGTGCCGGACCCGGGGTCGACCTCCACCGCGACCTCGACGGGCTGCGCCAGCCAGCTCGCGTTGGCGGCCAGCGTCGAGTACCGCACCCGCGCCGACGGGGTGTCGTTGAGCGGGGCGGCCACCTCCACCGACAGCGGGCTCGGCAGCACGCCCATGCGCGCGCCGTTCGGCTCGTAGGCGACCAGGCGCAGGTCCAGGTAGGCCGGCTGCTGCGGGTCGATGGGGATCGTGTCGTCACCGTCGCCCACCCCGGCCGGGGTGGCCACGGCCGCGATCGCCCCGCTGCCCGAGGTCGCGCGGGTCCCGGCCGCGGCGACGGCCGCCGGCGCCGGGACGGTGCCGGAGCCGGCCGCCGCGCGGGTGCCGGAGCCGCCGAGCAGCGCCGCGCCGGGAAGCTCGGCCTCGCCCTGGCCGTGCTTCACCCCGGTGCCGCCGGTCGCCGCGGTCGCGGTGATGGTGCCGGCGCCGTTGGGGCCCAGCGCCTCGCCCTCGCCCGCCAGCTGCGCCGCGCCGACCAGGGCGCCGGACCCTGCGCCACCCTTGGCGCCGGCGGCCGCGATGACCGCGATGCCGCTCGTCGCGCCGGTGCCGGTCAGGTCCACGTACCGGGTGAGGTTGAGCAGGTTGTCGAGCGCGGCCCTGGTCTCGGGCCCGGTGATCCCGTCGACGAGCAGCCCGGCGTCGGCCTGGAAGGCGCGCACGGCGGTGTCGGTCTCCCCGCCCACCGACCCGTAGTCGCCGTCCGCGCCGAAGACCGGCAGCGGGTAGCCGGCCGCGATGAGGTCCTGCTGCAGCCGGGTGACGTCGATGCCGACGTCGCCGGGGCCGAGGATGCCGTCACCCGGCCAGTCGGCGGTGTCGCCGATCCTGACCCAGTCCAGGAACGCCGGACCTCGGCTCGCGCCGCCGGCGGTGAAGATCGCCGTGGTGTGGCTGCCCGACCGGCCGCTGGTCGCCTGATAATCGGCCGCGCCGCTGCTGAGGTAGTTCGTCCAGTAGAACCGGTAGGTGCTCGTGCTGCCGGTGGCGATCGCCTCAATGCGGATGGGCCGGTTGAACAGGTTGGCGGCCTGGGCGTTGTGGGAGACGCCGCCGAGGGTGAGCACGCCGGTCTCGATCACGATCGTCGTGCCCGCGCCGAGGTTGATGCTCAGGTAGCCGCCGGTGGGGATGTAGGCGTAGGTCGCGAACGCCACCGAGGTGTTGCTGGTGGAGATCTGCCGCGACATCGACCCGACGGTGCCGGTGGCGCCGAGCCGGATGCACGGCCAGTCGGCGGTGTCGGGCCGCACCGCGTACATCGCCGGGCCGCTGATCGGGCTGAACCCGTTGCCGTGCAGCGTGCTGTTGGTCGTCGTCACCGCGACGCCGGGGCGGCCGTGGGTGGTGTTGACCCTGGTGAGCGCCATTACGCGTAGGCCCTCCTCGCCCGGATCGCAATGCTGCTGGCCGCGGTGGTGCCGACGGCGGTGGCGGACACGACGATCCGCCTGGTGTGGGCGTCGTCGCCGACGACCGTCGGGGTGAGCTGCAGCCAGCGCGACGCGGATCCGGGGCCGGACGCGTCGACCTGGCCGGTGATGTCGGTGCCCTCGTCGAGGTCCCAGGTGTCGGTGTCGACCATGGCGGCGCGCAGCCGGCCGCAGTCGAGCAGCAGCCGCTCGCCGGCGGCCAGGGTGCCGGGCCAGGTGACCGCGCCGCCCGTCGGCCCGTCGGCCACCGTGACGCCGGTGGCCGGCCCCGTGGCGCGGATCAGCGCGTCGGGGATCGGGGCGGTGGCGCCGGCCAGGGTGGTGACGATCTGCCCGCCGCCCTCGCCGTCGAGGTCCCCGGTCCAGGTGACGGGGTCGACGTCGCGCCACAGCGCCGAGGGGATGCGCAGCAGCACGCGGAGCTGGGCGGCGTGCGCGGCGACCTGGGCGTCGCCGAGGTATTCGGGCTGGATCTCGGCGATGCTCTTGGCGTCGGCCTGCAGCACCCGCGATCCGATGGTGTGGCGCAGGTCCAGCAGCCGGTGGCGCACTCCCAGGACCGCCGACAGCGCGTCGAGGTTGGCCTCCAGTTGCGGCTCGCCGCCGTGCACGCCCTCGGGGGTGAGGTCGCGCACCAGCAGCGTCATGCCCAGCACGGTCACCGCGGCGTCCTCACCCACCACCGGCAGCTCGCCGGACCTTCCCGGCACGGTCACCTCGATGTTGCGGGTGCCGGGCAGCGGGCGGCGCGGGCTGCCGGTGGCCAGGATGCGCCAGCAGCCGGCCGGGTGGTCCAGCGGGACGGAGTCGATGCTGTAGGTCGACACCTCAGAACTCCCCCAGGCTGCTGGCGTACTGCAGGCCGCGATTCACCGTGGTGGAGGTGGGTTCGGCCTGCGGGTACTGGTTGTGCACGTTGACGACGACGCCTGAGCCGCCGGGCTCGTCGTCCTCGTCGTCGCCGCGGGCGGCGTCGGCGGCGCGGCGCATGGTCGCGTCCGCCGCCCGGCCGGCGCCGAAGGGGTCGAACATCGAGTCCGACAGCTGGTTCATCTGCCGGTGCAGGGTTCCGGCGCCGCGTGCGATGCCCAGGGCGATGCCGGCCGGGATCATCCGGCCGACCCGGTCGGCGAACTCCCGGCTGGGCGAGGCGATGCCGAGCGCGCCCATCGCCGCATCGAGGGCCTGCTGGGCGATCCCGCGCAGGCTCGCGAACAGGGAGCCGGCCGCGCCGGTCACGCCGCGGATCACGCCGCTGATGATGTCGCGGCCGATCTGCACGAACCGCCCGACGATCCCGCGCACGGTCGATACCGCGGTGTTGAAGGCCGAGGTGATCGATCCGCGAATGGAGTTCCAGGCCGAGGAGGTGATCGACCGCAGGGTCGACCAGGCTCCCGAGATCAGCGACCGCACGGCCGAGACGGCCGAGGACACGCCGGACCGGATCGCCGACCAGGCGCCCGAGACGAGCGACCGCACCGACGACCAGGCCGCCGACGTCGTCGAGGTCACCCAGGACCAGACGGCGCCGATGATCGTCTGCACCATCTGCACGTGGTGCTGCACGACCGCGACGACCAGCGCTATCGCGGTGGTCACCATGTCGACCAGCAACGACCAAGCTGCCGAGGTGGTCGAGGTGATCCACGACCAGACCGCCGAGACCACGGCCTGCACCATCGCGATGTGGTGCTGGACAGCGGACACGATCGCCGACCAAGCAGCCTGCAGCCACGCCACGATCGCCGACCAGGCTGCCGAGGTGACCGACTGCACCCAGGACCAGGCCGCGGAGATCGCGGCGACGATTTCGTCCCAGTACAGGATGATCAGGGCGACGAGGGCGACAACGGCCGCGATGATCCACCCGATCGGGCCCAGGCCGATCAGCCAGGCGGCGGCCATCCGCGCGGCCTGGATCAGCGCCTGGGCGCCCATCAGCACCCAGGCGGCGACGAAGCGGGCGGCGGTGGCGACCATGCTCGCGGTGGCGCGGGCGGCGGCGGCGATCATGCGGCCGGTGGCGGCGGTGACCGCGACGGCGGCGCGTCCGGCGGCCGCGCCCCAGGCGGCGAACGCGGTGGCGCCGGTGCGCACCGCGCTGATCGCGCCGGGGATGCCGCGGGCGATGCCGATGATGGCGCGTGTCGCGGTGGTGGCGATCCCGGCCAGGGCCGCCAGCCGGGAGGCGACCGGCCCGAGCACGATGGACCAGGCCAAGAACTGGGTGACGGAAGACTGCACGCCGGGCGGCAGGGCCTGGAAGGCGGCGGCGATAGTGCCGATGACGGCCGCGACGCCGGGGAGGATGGACAGCAGGTCGGCGGCGACCTGCCGCAGCAGGGAGAAGGTCTGTGCCAGCTGCTGCTGGCCCTCGGCGCTCTGCGCCCAGGTGGCGAAGCGGGCGGTGAGGGATTCGATCGTGTCGAGCAGCCCCTGGCCGTCGGCGTGCGCGGCGCCGAAGACGCCGGCCAACCCGGTGCCGAGGTTGACGGCGATCGCCCACAGCTGGCCCAGCACCACCACGGAGCGCTCGACGAAGCCGTTCATCGCGGCGATGCCCTCGGCGCTGGTCAGCCAGGCGGCGGCCGCGGACAGGCCGCCGGCCGCCCACTGGTTGAACATCGTGACGAGCGGCAGGCCGGCGACGCTGAGCTGCATCAGGACGGTGATCAGCGGCCCGACCACGGCGGAGAAACTGTCGAGGGCGGATCGGGTACCGCTGAAGACCTGTTCGAGCTGGCCCCGGAACAGGGGCGTGCTCATCGCGTCGATGGCTGATCGGGCCAGGGCGTTGATGCCTGCGGCGACGCTGGTCATGCCGCGGCGCAGGGTGGGCATCGCCCCGGTGGCCAGCCGCGACAGCTCATCGCCCAGGCCAGCGAACAGGCGCTGCTGCACCGCGCGCTGGATCGGGGCGAACCGCTCGCGGATACCGGCCCAGCTGCGCACGAACCGCTGCGCCGAGGGCGCGAGGCGATCCAGCGCCTCCTGGAGGGCGGCGGCGTCGCCGTCGGCCACGGCGGCCATGGCGTCGCCCATACCGCTCAACCCGACCGCCACGGTGGCGGCCGCGGCCGTGGTCATGGCCAGCGCGGCCGGGACCGCCAGCACCGCGCCCGCCGCCGGGCCGGCCGCCGAGGCGAGCTGCACAAGCCCGGCGGCGGCGGTGGCCAACGTGGTGACGCGGCCGACGGTCTCCAGCCGACCCAGGCGGCCGATGAGGTTGTCCACGCCGCGCGCTGCGCGCCGGACTCCGGAGTCGAAGCGCTTGGAGTCCAGGCCGAGCCGGACCAGGAGGGAGGCGACCGTGGCCACGACGTCACCCCCTCGGGTCGGTTATTCAGGTGTGTCGGGCGCGTCGATGGTGGTGCCGCCCATCGCCTCGTGCGCGGAGCGGAGCGCGGCCCACATGTCCTCGTCGGACTGGTAGTCGTCCCACTTCGGGACCAGGTCCGAGGGGTTGATCAGGGGGGCGCCCTTCTTGCGGTTCACGTTGTAGATCGCCGCGACGATCTGGGCGGCGGCCACGTCGATGCGCTTGCCGCCCAGCGGGCCGGCCACCTTCTCATAAACGGCCCACTCGGTCAGCTCCCGGGAGCTGGTCTCCTCCAGCAGCTTCTCGACCGAGGAGGATCCGAGGTGGCCGGCCAGGCGGAAATAGAACTGCCGCTCTGGCCGGCGCCTCATTCCCCCAGGAGTTCGTCTACGTCCTCGTCGGTGATGCCGCTGAGCTTCTGGCACGCCTGGAACACGCGGTCGAGGACGGCGGCGTTCTTGCGGCCCAGGGCGGCGGTGTCGGCGGTGCTGAACAGCTGCTGGCCCTGCTCGTTGATGGCGCACTTGGCGACGAGCTTGGCGCGGATGTTCTCCAGCCGCAGCTTCTTGCCGTTGCCCGCGATGCCCGCCTCGAAGGCGTCGCGCTCGGTGCCGGACAGGGACCTGATCTTGACGCGGCCGCCCCACTCCGGGACGTCGACGTAGTCGGTCAGCGCGTCGCGGGCGCTCAGGATCTGGTCACGGCCCAGCACGCCGCCGGTCAGCGGCACCTCGGCCACGGGCTCGATGTCGTCCTTCTTCGTGCCGAACATGGCTCTCCTCATCTGGTGTGCGCCGCCGCGCTAGCCGCGGCGGCCGGGATGGTCAGGGGGCGGGGGTGATGGTGGGGCGGCCGGTGACCTGCCAGGTGATGGTCCCGGCCATCTGGCCGTCTACGGGCATCTCGCGCTCGAAGCCGGTCATGATCGCGCTGAACTCCCAGACCTCGCCGACCGGGCTCTCCATCTGGTAGGTGCGGGCGTCGTCGTCTTCGAGGTCGGCGACCAGGAGGTCGTGCTTGTCGGGGTCGTAGTGCACCTCGACTGAGACTTCGCCCCCGTTGATCAGACCGCCGATGAACTCCCGGTAGCGGGTCGGGGAATCGTGTGCGGTGACGTCGTAGGTGTCGCGCTCCGGCGACGGCCCGCTGAAGGTGCCGACGTTGCCGATCGCGGTGAAGATCTCCGGCGACCCGCCGTCGCCGCGGCGCAGCTCGGTGCCGAAGGCGTCGCGTCCTGCCATGGTTACTCCTCTGTGCTGAGCCACACCCGGTAGCGCACCGGGCAGTGGCGGATGGTGGGGTCGGGGTCGCGCACCAGGCGCGACCACTCCCGGAAGACCGTGACGTCCTGGAAGCCGTCGACCGCCAGGGGCCGGCGGTCCAGGAGCCGGTCGAGGTGGGCCAGGATCGTCGCTGTCTCGGCGTAGCCGCGGTACTTCGACCACACGTGCAGGGTGAGCGCGACGGTGAGCCCCTGGTTGTCGTGGGTGTCGTCGGGCTCCTCGACCACCTCGCCGACCGCGACGTGCGGGTAGGGCGCGGGCTCGGGCACGTTGTCGTACACGCCGCACATCGCGGTCAGCTCGGGGTCGGCGCGCAGCCGGGTGATGACGGCGACCTGCAGCGGCCACGCGGCGGTCGCCATCTCAGCCGATCCGCTTCTCGATGCCCTCGCGCACCCAGCCGCGCACCTGCCGGTTGGCGGCGGAGGCGTTGGGATACATGAACGGCTGCGCCGCCATCTTGCTGGTGCCGAACTCCACGAACTGGCCGTAGTACTCCTCGTCCTCCCACACACCGACCTCGGCGTCAGCGGTGGACCCCGAGCCGCGCACCCGCTTCTCCAGGGCGGACCCGAGGTCGCCGGTGTCGATGGGCACATCACGCACCGCGCCCTCGTAGGCGGCGTCCGCCCACTTCTCGGCGACCTCCTCCTGCACCTCGTGCATGTCGGTGGTCATCCGAGCGAAGACCCGGCGCAGCGCCTGGGCGCCGACGACGCGCACCCGCACCGCCATCAGCGCGCCACCCGCAACACGGCGACCTCGGCGTCAGTGGCGACGTCGTAGGTGATGGAGGCCCGGCCGGTCGAGGGCGAGCGATAGACGGTGTCCATCGGCACGGCCGCGACGTCCCCGGCCGCGACGGTGAGCGCGACGTCGGCGATGGGGATGCCACGCACGGTGCGGGGCGTGGCGATCGTGGCGGTGAGCGAGCCCGCGCCGATGTTGCGCACCAGGAGCAGCAGGCCCCCGCCGACGGGCGCCTCGTCCCCGCCGCCGGCGGCCGCGCCCCACACGATCTCGGCGAGCCCGGCCACCGGCACGGACTGGGCGGCGATGATCGCCATGGTCGGTCACTCCTTCGGTTCGGCGTCGAGCACGTCGGCGGCTTGGCGCAGCGCGTCGGCGAGCTGCGGCCCGATCGGGTCGGTGAGGTCGACGGTCAGCGTGCCGAGGCGGCTGCTGCTCGCGCCGACGGTGAGGGTGATGTCGAGGTCGGCGCACACCGGCGGCGCCGGGATGATGGCCATCAGGCGGCTCCTTCGGCTTGGCGGGATGTGCAGTCGGCACGCAGGTAGGTGCCGGGCTCCGAGGGCTCGAACGCCGCGGTCACCAGGTCGACCTCCGTCACGCCCGCGCGGCGCAGCTCGTCGCCGCGCCGCACGTCGGCGCCCGGCAGGAAGTACCAGACCGCGGCCAGGCGGGCGCCGTCCTGGTCGCCGACCTCACGCTGCACAGACGTCGGCTGGGCGCGGCGCCCGCGCACGGTGGCGACCTGGGCCCAGGTGCGGGTCTGGCCGCCCCCGCCGTCATCGGCCAGGACGGGCCGCCAGACCTGGACGGGGGTGCGTAGCAGCCGCCCGACCCGCGCCCTCACCGGGTCCTCACCACCGCGGCGCCGCCGCCGAACCGGCTGGCGAGGCGGCCGCGGAGGTAGTCGGGCAGCTCCATCTCGGTGATGAGCCCGGTGTCTCCGTAGGTGACGGCGTAGTCGCCGATGCGCTCCTGGCGGATGTCGGCGGCGGCCAGGCCCTCGCCGTCGGGCTCGGCCCGCTGGGCCACCAGGCAGGCGGCGGCGATGCGGCACACCAGGTCGACGATGTCGGCGGGCACCACGGGCAGGCCGTGGGTGTAGGTGACCTCCACGTCGGAGGGCTCGGTGCAGCCCTGCCAGCCGCCCCACCGCCACAGCGAGGCGCTGGAGCGGCGCAGCCGCCAGTCGTCGACGGCCGCCCCGTCGATCAGTACCGACGCCACCGCGGTGATGGGCGGCCCCGGCAGCCGCAGCCGGTGGTCGGGGCCGCCGTCCAGGGTGATGGTGGAGGTGGTCTGGCTGATCGGGCACCCGGCTGCCTCCCGCACCGCCGCTGAGGCGGTGGCCAGGTACACCTCCAGCAGCGGCTCCTCCTCGGTCGTGACGGTCAGGCCGCGGGCGGTGCAGTCGGCCACGGTGGCCAGCGGGTCCACGACGCGGCCCCCTTACTCGCCCAGCTCGTCGGCGCGCTTGATCAGCTGCGCCTTGCTGAGGGCGCCGGCCTGCTCGGCGTCCAGATCGGTGACCGCGGTGATGTAGGTGATCCAGTCGGCCTTCGGTGCGGCCTGCGGCGGCCGCGCCGGCGCCTCGCGCGTCGGCGGGGTGGGCGCGGCGCCGGCCGCCGAGGCGATCGCCTGACCGGTCACCTCGTTGGCGGCGATCGCCTCGGGGGTGATGGCTCCGGCGGCGATCGCCTCGGCGGTGACCGGCGCCGGCGGTCGGGGATCGGCGGGCGGCTCGGGCGGGTTGTGCTCGGTGACGCCGTGCACGGCGGGCACCTGGCGCAGCTCGGCGGCCAGCTCGGGATCGGTGACGATGGCGAGCCCGGCCCGGAACCGCACCAGCCGCCCGGAGCTGGTGCGGATCTTGCCCTCGGGGTGGCGGCGGCATTCGAAGACGGCCACGGGTCACGCTCCGGCCGGGGCGGTGACGCCCAGGAGCTTGCCGTGGGTCTTCTCGTTGCCGTAGCGCAGCCCGATCTCGCCGTAGATCTGGGACTTCTCCGAGGCGCCTTCCTTGGCCAGCGGCTCGACGAACAGGAAGCCCCTGCCGGGGATGGGCAGGAACACCGGCGCGCACTGCTCCAGGCTCACGACCTGCAGCGCGGACGTGGGCATGTGCCGGTTGAGCATCACGTTGAGGGTGCCGAAGTCGGTCTCGATGGTCATGACCCGCACCCCGCCGACGGTGCGGCTGGACTCCTGGAACCCGGCGTCGGTGATGAAGATCTTCGTCAGGGCCCGCTTGATGGCGGCGTTGCACATCAGGGTGGCGGTGTCGGACTGCTGGATGCCGCCGGAGGTCCACACGTCCTGCAGGATGTCCAGCACCATGCCCTCGGTGAGGGCGGCCGCGGAGTGCACGTCGGCGCCGCCGTCGGTGGCGAAGGCGATGGTGGTGCCGCCGGGCTTGGCCGCCAGGGTGAAGGTGTTCGCCGTCGCCCCGGTGACGTAGTAGAGGGTGTTGGTGGCGAGCACGCCGACCGCGCCGCCGGTCAGGGCGGTGACCACCACGGCGTCGCCGTCGGACAGGCCGTGCGCCGCCAGGGTGAAGGTCTCGTTGTCGGCCTCGATGGTGGCGGTGCCGATCTCGGTGGACCGGTCGGAGGTGTTGGTCTCGGTGGCGGCCATGATGCCGCGGGTGCGCCGCGCGGTGGCGTTGGTGCCGGGGTTGTGGAACGTGCCGGTCAGGAAGCTGACCTCGACGTCGCGGGCGATCTGGATGAGCTGCTGGTCGACCTGCCAGTCCAGTTCGTTGAGCACCGGGTTGGCGCCGGCCAGGCCGACCGCGCCGGGGTGGGCGGAGCCGGTGGAGTGGAACTGCCCGGTCGCGGCCAGCTTGGTGTAGCTGACCTCGACGGCCTCCTGGTGGATCTCCACCACGTTGGTGACGTTGAACCGCACCCGCGCCTCGGCGGTGGGGGCGGCCGCGCCCTCCACCCGCTGCCGGGCGGCGTCGGGGGAGCGCAGGTCATAGCCCTGCCACTGGAACAGGATGCCGTCGGCGATCTCGCCGCCGGTCAGCCCGCCGATCGCGGACAGGAACGGGGTGTCGGTGGGGGTGACGGCGAACAGCTCGCCGACGAAGTTCGGCAGGTCAAAGGTGTTGCCCATGCCGGTGATGCCAGGCATTCGGTGCCTCCTGGTGGTGACGGGGCAGGCACGCGCCTGCCGCTGCTACTTGGTGGTGTTGAGCTGGTTGGCGAGCTTGAGCCGCCGCGCGGTCTTCCAGTCGCCGGCCTTCTCCGCGTCGCGGATCTGGTCGGCCAGCGTCGCGGCCCGGCCGCGCTTGCCGCCGTCGCCCCCGCCCGCGAAGCGGCGCCCCGTTCCGCCGGCGGCGGCGAGGTAGGGCTTCTTCTTCAGCAGGTCCTCGATCGCGTCGGCGATCTCGCCGGCGTCGACCGCGCCGTCGTCGTCGACCTCGAACGCGGTGAGGTCCAGGAACTGGTAGGCGTCGGCCGGATCGGCGAGCTTCCCGGCCGCCGCGGCCTTGACCTCGGCACGGACGATCCGGGCGTTGGCCTTGGCCGTTGCGGCCTTCTCCGCCTCGGAGCGAATGACCTCGGGGTCGTTCTCCTTGCCTTGGGCCTTGAGCGCGGCCAGCTCCTGCTCGGCCTTGCGGGCCCGCTCGGCCAACGCCTTGCGCTTGGCCTTCTCCGCCTCCAGGGCCTTGCGCCCCGGGGCGCCAAGCGGCTCGTCGCCGCCGTCACCCTGGCCCTCGCCGCCGTCGCCTGGGCCGTCGGGGTCCGCGCCGTCGGGGTCCGCGCCCTGGCCCTCGCCGCCGTCGTCCGCGCCCGTGTTGCCGCCGTCGCTGGGGGCGCCGTCGCCCTCGCCCGAGCCGCCGAGGATCGGCCAGATGGGCCGCCCGTCGCGGCGCCACCCGAGCGCGGCCAGGCCGGTGATGGGGTGGACAGGCAGGTCGGTGTCGTGATCGGTCATCGTGTTCTCCCGTTGCGGGTGGTGGCGGCCGCCGTTGCGGCGGCCGACGTCTAGGTGAGGTAGCCGAACCGGCGCAGCAGCCGGATCGCCTCGGCGTGGTCGCCGCGCGCATCAGCGATCAGCTGCTCGGCGGTGGGGCGCGGCACGGTCGACATCCGGTACTGGTAGCCGGGCACGCGCCGCAGCTGGCCGAGGATGCGCCCGGACAGGCCCCGCGCGCTGGTGCCCTCGGTGGTGAACTCCCGCCCGCCCGCGACGGTGAGGCCGCGGCGGGCGTTGACGACCTGGGCGATGTCGGCACCGGCGCGGATCGCGGCCGCGGCCGCCGCACCGAACCGCCGGTCCTGCTGCTCGCGGGCCATCTGCTCGAACAACTCGCGCGGCGAGTCGGGCGCGTCATCGACGCCGGGGCGCAGCGGCACCAGGGCGCAGTCGCAGTTGGGGTGCCGCTCGAAGCCGGTCGACCAAGGGTAGGTCTGGCCAGCGAGGATGATGCAGCGCGCACAAGCGGGCAGCTGCACCACGCGGGTGTAGGCGACCACGCCGGGCCGGGCCGCCAGCCCGATGAGGTCGGCGACGCGGGCGGCGTCGGCGACCTGGGTGCGCACGATCATGTCCAGCAGCGCCAGCCCCAGCGCCATCGCGTCGGCCAGCGGCCGACCGGCGGCCAGGTAGGCCAGGGCGGCGGCCGCGGGCTGCATCAGCAGGGTGGCCAGGTCCCGGCCGTCGGAGGCGACGCCGGCCAGGGCGGCCGGCACCGGGGCGGCGGCCGGCGGGGCGGCGCCGCCGAGCAGCCGCGCCAGGTAGGGGTCCGACAGCTGCGCGGCGGCGTACTGGCCGGACGTCAGCATCGCCAGCACACCGGGCAACCGGGCGGCCCAGTCGCCGCGGATCTCGGTGGTGTCGACCTCGCGCCAGGCCGCCCCTGCGCGCGTCGCGGCGGCGGCGGCCAGCCGGGCCTGGGCGGCGCGGTGCTCGGTGGCCTCAGCCGGGACCGTCACGGCGCGCCCACCCCGCCGGCGCCCTCATCGGCGAAGGGGTCGACGCCGAAGGGCAGCGGCAGCGTGCCGGCCCCCGCAGCGGGCTGGGTGCGGCCGATCTCGGCCGAGATCGCGCCGATCGGGTCCAGCCGCGCCTCGGCCTCGCGCATCGCCAGCACCCGCTCGACCTCGGGCGGCTCCAGGCCGTACTGCTCGGCCAGCCACGCGAACGGGAACCCCATCTGCCGCAGCTTGAGCAAGGCGTCGACCTTCTGCGACAGGGCGCGGAACTGGGTGTCGGCCCACATCACCGTGCCAGCGCGCGCCGCGGCCGCCCGGTCCTCGTCGCCGGCGGCCTGGGCGGTCAGCGCGTAGATCTCGCGGATGGAGGGGTCGGCGTAGACGATCCGCTCGTTGGTCTTGCTGACGAGCCCCGTTTCGGCCGCCGTCAGGGCCTCGGCCGCCAGATTGGCCACCCGGCCGATGAGGTAGTGGGGCGGCGTGCGCGACTGGGCGGCGATGTGCTCCACCGCCCGCTCGATCACCGCGCTGAACACGTCCAGCCGGGCCGCACTCCATTCGGAGGTCGAGGCGTTGGGGTCGGGGACCCACAGGATGCGCTCGCGGACCAGCGTGTCCAGGTCCAGGGGCCGCTCGCCGACCTGCTGCCCGGTGGCGTCCAGGATCGGGATCTTGGGCATATCGGCGCCGGTGACCACCCGCTGCGGCAGCGTGGCGTAGTCCAACCCGTTCATCAGGTACGCCCAGACCAGATTGGTGGCGTCCTGCATCGCGATGACGCCGTCGATGTCGGAGATCGGCGCGTCGTCGAGCAGGGTCTGGTTGCGCAGCTCCACCAGCGGCACCGCGCCCATCGGGTTGGGCAGCGGCCAGGCGTCGTCTCCGGCCGGGTGGCGGGGCTCCCAGCCGCCCGAGGGCAGCACCGCGGCGCTCGGCTCCTGGTGGACGTAGGCGCCCGCCCCCTTGCGCTGCCACTTCCACAGGTACTCAGGGGTGTAGAGGGTCGCGAACTCGTGGCCCTCCCACTCGTCGCGCCACAGCTTCAGCCCCGCGCGGGCTTGGCCGGTCTCGGCGTCGTAGCCCACGATGGCCTGGTCGGGGCGCTCCCAGGTGATGCGCGGCGTCGACTCATCATCCGGGTTCCCCCACACCAGCGCGAAGCTGCGGGCCGCGGCCAGCAGCACGGCGAAGGCTTCGCTGCTGCCGCGCTCGGCGCCGTTGACCCGCCACACCCGCGCCAGCTCAGCGTCAGGGCGCTGCTCGGACCCGAGCCGGATGCCGAGCACGTTCATCCGCTCCGCCGGCGAGGACACCACCGGGGCGCACCAGTTGTCGGAGAAGCCGGCGAACCGGCTGCCGAAGTAGCCGGCGAACTCCTCCGACGCGAAATGCAGCGGGTGGGCGCCCCGGAAGTAGTCCAGCCTGCGCGCGATCACCGGCTGCCGGTTGCGCAGCTCGGCGGCCAGCCGCCCCATCACCTCCAGCGCGGCGGCCGCCTCGGTGCTCATCTGCCCGCCCGGCGCGGCCGGCTCGGCCTCATCGGCCACAGGATCACCTCCGGCGCGTCGAGGACGCGGTGTAGATATAGGCGCCGCGCTTTTTGGCCAGGCCGGCGGCGATGACGTCCCCCAGCGCCTCGTGCGCCAGGATCGAGGGGATGACGGCGTCGATCTTCTGCGTCGGGCTGGCCTTGCGCAGCACGTAGCGGTCACCGGGGCGGGCCGCGGCACGAGCGTTGGCGATGTGGTCGGCGGTGATCTCACACCCGTCATGGGCGAAGGTGGCATCCTTCTTGGTGACGTCGGTGCGCAGCCGCTCGCAGGCGGCGTGCATCTGGACGATGCGGCGGGTGTGCCAGCGGATCACCCGCTCCTCGCCGTAGAGGTCGACCCAGTCGTCGACCTCGGTCTCCCAGTACGGAGGGTCCGCGTACAGCCGCACCACGTCGAAGCGGCGCATCACCTCGTCCATGCCCGCGCGCACCTCCGCACGCGGCACCTGCCCGCCGAAGTCGGCCGGGTTCCAGACCGCCGGCTGCCGGTCGGGGCCCACCAGCGGCGTGAACTGGAAGCCGTCCATGGTCTCGCAGCGGATCGCCGTCCAGTCATCGACGTCGGACCCGTCGAACCCGGCCACGATGCGGGTCCGGTCCGGCACCGCGCGGGGCGCGGCCCGCCGCTCCCAGGCCGCCGGGTCCAGCCACGAGCTGGTGCCGGCCACGCACCGGTTGCCGAAGAACCGCTCGGCCTGGGCGGGGTCCTTCTCCATCAGCTCGGCGGCCTCGGCCTCGATGGCGTCCAGGTCCACGTGGTCGCTGCCCGCGTAGACGTAGGCATGGATGCGGCGGCGCTGCCGCTTGTCTCGGTAGGACCAGGTCTTGGGGGCCTGGGGGTGGTAGCGGAAGATGTCCTTGGCCTTGGACTCCGAGGTGCGCCGGGCGGTGGAGTCCTCGCCGGGGTCCCAGGCGTTGGTGGTCTCGATCGCCCGGCCGCCCATGCCCGCCAGGCCGCGGCGCTGCGCCTCGGCGACCGAGGTCATCCTGTTCGCCGGGGTGTAGATCCCGGTCTCGTCCTGCAGCGCGAACACGATCGGGTTGCCCAGCCGGCTGCGCGCCGAGGAGGTGACGACGTCGATGCGGCCGCCGCCGGACCCGGTGCGGATGCGGGTGAACTCCTCGCCCACCGTCAGCACGTCGGCCAGCGGCCCGGCGGCCACCGTCGCCTTCAGGTGCCCGTAGACGTTCGTCTCGACTTGGTCGCTGCTCACGCCCAGCAGCTGGATCAGCGGGTCGTGCCAGGGGCGGCCCATCGGCTCTCCTGCCTCATAGCGGTACCACCACCCGCACTCGCACCCGTGGTCGGCGCACCGGTAGACCTCACCGCCGACCGCCCACCCGGCGAAGACCACCGGGCCCACCGCCTCGGCCAGCGAGATGAACGCCGACCACGGCCCTTTGCCGGTCTTCTGCGGCGCCACCACCAGGGAGCGCCGGCAGTGGAACGCGGTCGCCAGCTGCCCGACCACCGCAGTCGGCCGAACCCGGTAGTGGCTGACCGTGCACCACAGCTGCCACCGGTACAGCTCCAGGTCCTCACCGGCGCGGAACCCGCCGGGCACCGGGCAGTGCGCCTCGATCCACTCCGGCACGATCCACAGCGTCGGGAAGTCGACGACGAACTCGGCGGAGGCGTCAGCCGCCTTCGCCATCGCGCACGACCCTCATCCGGTCGCGCACCGACCGCCGCATCGGCACGATCGGCGCCGGCGCGGACTCGTCCGACTCGATGGCGGCCGCCGCCGGGGCGATCTTCCACCGGTTGCGCAGCATCCCCTGCACCGACAGCCCCAGGCTGTCGAGGTACTGGCGCACGACCTTCTGCAGCTCCACGCTCGCACGCGGCAGTTCGGCCTCGGCGAGCTTGCGGACGAACATCGCCACCTCGTAGCGCTGGTCCAGCCGCTCCCACATCACAGCCTGCGGACGCGACCACAGGTCGAGCCACAGGTCCCACTCCCGCGGCTGCAGGTCGATCAGCGGCCACTCCGGCGGATCACCCGCCCGCCCCTCGGCGGGCAGCGTCACCCACCCTGCCTTGTCGTCCTTGCGGTTACGCCGCAGCGCGTTGGGGTCCGGTGCCGGACCCGACACCACGCGGGCACCTCCACGAGACATCGGCCCTCGCCTCCTCGCCGCGTTGCGCGGCACCGGTCGCCGTCACGTTGCGTGACGGCGGGGACCTTTTGAACTTGACGGACTTCTCGGAGCCCTCCCCGGCGTTCCCCTATAAGCCCAGGTCAGGGGTATACCCCCAGGTCGGGGGCTCGTGATGCCCGCTCCGTGTCCGCGCAGGTCAGCGGCTTGCATTGCGCAGCGCTATCCACGCAGGTCAGCGGGGTTCGCGGTCGTTCCATCCGCCGGGCTGCTCACGTGCGGTCTTGCGGCTGTGGTGGCTCTTGGTCATGCCGACCAGATTGCTCCAGTCGTGCCCACGCGGCCCGAGCGGCCCGAGCCCGTCCTTGTGGTCCACCTCGGTGGCGCGCGGCCGCAGCAGTTCGGGAAACCGCGCGCACTCCTCACACCCGCAGTAGGGATTCGCCATCAGGTAGGCCGCACGCGTGCGCTGCCAGGCGCGGTCATAGCCCTTCGCGCTGGCGCTCGGCCGTGACGCCGCCGCCTTCGCCACGCAGTCCGCACAGCGCCCCGCCTTGGTCAGGCGCGGGCACCCAGGAGTGGGGCACACCTGCAGGGCCCGGCGCGCCATCAGCGGCCGACGCGGCCGATCAGCCACCGCGCCGGAGCGGCGAGCGCCGCCCATGCAGCGATGACGATCCGCGCACCGATGGACCGCTCATCGGCCGGGCGGTGCTCCTCACCGTGCATCCACGCCGCATAGGCGAACGCCAGCACGCCCGTGAACACCACGGCGGCGGCAACGACGGTGAGGTCGGACATGCTCGCTCCTCGGACTCGGCGGGCGCGCGCCCGTGCCGTCTCTTCCTACCAGGGGGATTCAGGGACCGCCGCCGTTCCGGATTCGAACCGGTACTGGCCAGCGTCGCGCGGCAGCCTCCGCGTGCCGACGGCGTCCCCGCCTATGGGGGTCCTCAGCGGACCGGGGTGTGCCACTGGTGGGCGCTCAGCGCGTCGGCCCACACCACGGTGCCGGTGTCGGTGCCGCACGGGCACCAGGCCCGGCCGGTGCCGGCGGGCTCGATGACGCGCCAACCGTCGACCGGCGCCAGCTCGCGGACGTCGCGCTGCAGCGTCGGCGCGCAGCTGCTCACCAGCGTCACACCCTCTCGATCTCGGCCAGGGCCGACGCCAGCGCGATCCAGCCCTCGGCGATGCGGACCTTGCTGTCCACCATGGCGGGGTTGGGCTCCATGTCGGCCCGCTCCAGCACCTCTGCCGCCTTCTCCGCGGCCTGTCCAGCGGTCACCGCCGAATCCCGGCGATCGCCTGGGAGCGGTACTCCTCGGCGTGCGACGCCCACCACGCCGCCGCGATGATCCACACCAGCACCTGCCAGTCGCGGTGCACCAGGGCCAGCGACGCGCACAGAGCACACAGCGCGATGTAGTTGGAGAGGGCGCTCACAAGCCCGTCACCGTCGCGGCCGTCAGCGTGTAGGTGCCCTGCGCGCCGAAGACCTCGCTGGCGCTCAGCGCGCCGCCGCCGTAGAAGGTGCCGCCGCTGGACGCGCTCCACAGGCCGAAGTGGCTCACGGTCGCCCCGGCCGGGACGGCGAAGATCGGGTCGTTGGTGATGCCGATCTGGGCGCCGCTGGCCGCGCCGAATGTGACGCTCTGCCGCGCGTAGGCCGGCGACCCGCCGCTCAGCTCGTTGTCGCCGGCGGCGCCCGGGTCGGCGTCGTGCAGGCTCGCGTACACCGCCAGCGGGCCGAGTTCGTTCAACATCGCGTTCCAAGCCGCTTCGCTCAGCGCCATGACGTACTCCTTCGTGACGTGGTTGCCGTGCTGGCCGAGGTCGGCCGTCCGGGGGCGCCCGAGCCATCGGCGCCTTACGGTGACCTTCACCAGCGGTCGGGGATTCCCAGGGAGGGGCGATCATGGCCACGGAGGCGCTACGGCCGGACATCCAAGCGGCGCGGGACCGGATGACGACGCGGCTCGGCTCGAACCGCGAGATCCGGCGCCTGGTCGAACACCTGTGGGACGGGGAGACCGTCGAGCGCCTGGCGGCGGGGTCCTATGGCGGCGGCACCGGCCTGCTCGTGCTGACCGGGCGCCGGCTGCTGTTCATCCGCGATGGATGGACCGGGCAGGTCTCCGAGGACTTCCCGTTCGAGAAGATCTCGTCGGTGCAGTGGGCGGGCGGCCTGCTGCTCGGCAAGCTCGTCGTCTTCGCCAGCGGCAACAAGGCGGAGATCGGCCAGCTCGACAAGACCGACGGGCGGGCGATCGCCGACGCGGTCCGCGGCCGCCTGTCGGGCGGTTCGGCACCGGCAGCCCCCGCGCCCCAGGCGCCGGCGGCCGCGGCTGCGGCCGACGACGTGTACGAGGCGCTGCGCAAGCTCGGCGAGCTGCGCGACGCCGGGATCGTGACGGCCGATGAGTTCGACGCGAAGAAGGCCGAGCTGCTGCGGCGGGTGTGATGGTGCCCGCCCGGCGCGGCCCCCGACGAGCGCGCCGGGCGGGGTCTGGACATGACGAAGGCCCCGGAGGGGATGTCCTCCAGGGCCAGTTCGCGCCATTCAAGTCGACGCCAGTGTGACACGTGTAGCGCGGCTACGCAAGCGGAGTGTTAGCGCTGGAGCCTAGCCAGCATGTCTTGGGCGTACTGGACCTCGTCTTCGGGGTAGCAGTGGGGGTTGTCGACGATCAGCGAAGTCGCTTCTCGGTGGTAGTGATCGATCAGGTCGACGTCGGCTGAGAACAGGCTGCCCTCTGCTTCGGCCATGTCGATGGCGTGCCAGACCTCGTCATCGACTTCGTCGCAGGGGCGAGCCGACCAGTCGATTCCGGCGATCAGCAGCGTCAGCCAGACCGCGAATGCCCCCAGCGCGATGAACTTGACGATCTTCATCATGCCCTCTCGGTCTCGGGCAGCAGCCCGATCACGTCGCCCACCCGGTAGCGGGGGCGCCGGCGGTCGTCGCGCGGGTCCGGTGGGTACTGCGCCAGCTTTCCACGCTGGACCCACTTGCGCAGCAGCTCGGCCGTGACCGGCCGCCCCATCCGGCTGACCGCCCCGGCAACCTCGGCGGCCGTGCCGAGGTGGGCGTCGGCCCACCGGTGCAGCAGCCCCAGGCGGGCATCGGCGTCGTGGGCGTGGCCGCAGTCGCGGCACGTAGCGGTCGGCGCGCCGGGGCGCGTGTAGAGGTCCGCGCCGCACGACGCGCAGGGGCCGACGTAGGCGCGCTCGACGGGGAGGTCGAGCACGGGCAGCACCTCGGCCAGGGCGGCCAGGACCTCATCGACGCACTCCCCGCCGGCCTCGTGCAGCCTCACCCGCTCCGCACGCGCGGACAACCACCCGGCCATCGCGGGCAGGTTGTCCTCAGGGAGGCCGGCGCCGCCCCGGCGGATCTCCGCACAGGAGGCGTGCGCACACCGGCGGCAGACGGGTCCGTACCGGGGCGGCCGGCGGGGCGGCTGGTCCTCACCATAGGCATTGGCCAGCACCCGCACCCACGTCACCAGGGCGTTGCGCAGCACCCACCCGACCTCACTCGCGCCCGCGTTGAACACCAGCGGCGCCTCGGCCGAGCGGCGGCCCCCGCTGCCGCCGCCCATCCGATCCCCGCGCGTGACCGCGGTGTCCAGCTCCGCCGCCAGCTCCGGCACCCGGCCCAGGGCGCGCCGCAGCTCGGCGATGCACGGCGTGCACACCGTCGCGTCGCGCACCCGCCGGTAGCAGTCCGGCACCGCGCACAGGCCCCCGTCGTCCATCGAACTCCTCTACTTGGGGCCGAAGCCGCACTGGCCCCGGGGGTGCCCGGCGGTTCGCTCGCATCGGCCGACGCGCGTGCCGACCATGACCTGGGCGCCGCAGCGACGCGATGGGGCGGTGTGGGGAGACAAGGCCGCGCGCACGCCGTCGAGCCGCGCGTTCGCCCGGTCCAGGTTGTCGGCCAGCTCTCGGGTCAGCATCCGCTCCTCGGCCAGCTCCCGGGCCAGCTCGGCCTCGGGGCTGCCGTCGACCAGCTCCACCACCGCGATGCGGCCGGCGAGGCCCTTGGTCTCCACCGTGGCGCGCATCGCCTCGGCGAGGGCGGCGGGGTCGTCGAGGCGGCCGTCGTCGTCGAAGTCGAGCACCAGCAGGCCGCTGGAGGCGCCGGCGGCCTTCAGTAGGGTCTTGGCGGCCTCGACGGCCGCGGCGTAGTCGGTCATATCAGTTCCCCTTCTTCGCTGCCAGGTAGTCGATGGCCTCCTTCATCCCGGGCTCATGTCCCAGGGCGGCGGCCACCTCCTTGCGGATGCGCTTGCCGCGCTTGGCCCAGGAGGTCGGCAGGGTCATCCCGGGCTCGCCCTGGGCGGCCTGGCGCTGCCATTCGGCGCGGACGGTCTCGGGCGGCATGTCGATGAGCAGGGCGACGGCTTCGTGGGAGAGCACCGGCTCCCCGTCGAGCAGCGTGTAGAGCGGCCGGTCGGTCATGTCAGTTCTCCTCGGTGGTGTCGGGCAGGTGCGGGCCGCGGCGCGCCTTGCGGCGGGCCTCGTCCTCGGTGAGGTCGCTGTGGAACAGCGGATTGCCGGCGGCCTTGTCGCCCCAGAACCGGCGGAAGGCGTGGCGCATCACGTCGGTGGTGTTGGCGATGAACTCCTCGCGCCACGGGCTGGCGGTGAACAGGGCCGGGATGCGGTCGGTGCTGATCAACCAGTCGCCGGCGAAGGACCAGCGGCGTCCTCCTGCGTCCGGGCTGGCCTGCGGGTCGTCCACGCACAGCCACAGGTCCAGGTTGAGCAGGCCGCGCAGGCAGTCGTAGCCCAACCGGCCGTCGCCGCGCCGCTCGTCGGCCTCCCGCTGGGCGCGCAGGCCCTCCAGGTGGTCGCCGTCGGCCCAGGCGCACACCGCGGGCAGCGACATGCCCAGCTGCTCGCCGACCTCCGACAGCAGCAGGTAGCGGTCCTCGCCGCTGGCGAAGTACACCGGCGCCTTGCCGAACCCGGCCAGGTCCACCACGGTGCCGGCGACCGGCGTCAGCGGGGTGTGGGCGTGGAAGCGCTCCAGCGCCGCGACGGCGCGGGCGATCTGCTCCTCGGGCCCGTAGTCGAGCAGGTGGGGCTCGTGCTTGGTGACGATGGCGGTGGCCAGCTGGCCGAACTCGATCATGGCTACTCCGTTCGGGTTGGACGTGAATTCGACTGGGGGTACCGGGGGTACGTGCGTGCCCCCGGGCGCTCGCACGCGTCCCCGTTCCGGCGTTTCCGCAGGTGGGAATGGTCGAAGAATTGGATAGGTATAGGTATAGGTACTAATGGAGCCATTAAGGCGAACCGTGAAATGTGCCCCTGGGGTGTGTGCGCAGGCGGGGGGAGGTACCCGTGGTGCCCCTGGTGCCCCTGCTGGGGGTCGGTGGCCGTAGCTGCGCAGGTCGGCGGGCATCTCGTTGCGGGTACACGCGGGTACCCGTGGTGTACCCCTGGTACCCCCAGTCTCGGGACCGGGGGCACCGGGGGACCACTGCGGGTACATGGCGTGTACCCGCAGTCGGTTCGGGCGGCGGGGGTTCACCGCTGCCCCTTGATGAGGTCGGGGTGGGGCATGAAGACGGCCGTCTTGCGGCGCCGCCCGCGGCCGTCGTACTGGATGACGGAGGTGATCCAGCGGTCGCGGTAGAGCTTGACCAGGGCGGCGTCGCGGGCCTCGGAGCTGTACCAGGAGGCGTTGCGCAGCGAGGTCTTGAGGTCGCCGGCGGCGAATGTGTCGGGCTTGCGCTTGCGAATCCAGGCCAGGATGGGCTCGACGCCCGGCTCGATGTCGCGCCGCAGCCAGGCCTTGTACACGCGCTCGGCGTGGTTGATGGTCCACAGGCCGAAGGCGACGGCGTAGGTCATGGTGGCCGCGCTGATGGGGCGGCCTTCGCCGTAGCCCTGCGCCAGGTGGAAGAGGCCGGCCAGCCGCAGCACCTTGCCGCAGAGCTTGGACGCCCAGTCGCGCATGTAGTTGAACCGGCCGACGGTCTCCTCCAGGTTGGGCTCGATGTTGTCGAGCAGGTGCTGCAGGAGCTTGTCGGCGTCGGCGTCCAGGGTGAGGTAGGGGCGCTTGGGGCCGTGCGGGGTGTAGTTGAGGATGCCCTGGAGGGTCTGGCTCCACCATTCGAGCTGGTCTTGGGGCATGCGGGTGCGCCGGTTCTTGCGGTAGCCCAGCATCGACTTGGGCAGGACGTAGAACCAGCGGCCGAGGAAGCCGCGTTCGCGGATGCCGGGGATCTTGGCGACGTCCATGATGACGTCGGGCTGCACGCACAGCCCCATGGCCAGCGCGGGGTTGTGCAGGATCACGGTGCCGCGTTCGACGCGGTCGAAGGGGATGTACTCCTCGTCGTATGCCTTCAGGTAGATCTCGAAGCTGGCGTTGCCGTCGCTGTAGCGGCCCTTAATGATGTTGAAGACGCCACCCTCGGCGGTCATGATCCCCAGCGCCTCGTCGTTCTCCTTCAGGCGCTGGGAGAGCGCTTCGGGCGTGGTGTCCTCGACGAGCAGGCGGGGCGGCGAGGCGTCCTTGGGGGGCAGCGCCTTGAGCTTGTCCTGGACGTCGGCCAGGTCGGACTCCAGCGTCTGCTTGTCGCCGTTGCCCTTGCGCAGGTCCTCCTTGATGCGCTTCAGCTCCGGATCGAGCAGTTCACGCTCGGCGGCGGCCTCGTCCATCTTCGCCTGGTGCAACTCGGCCAGGCCCCGCTCGGCGAGCCGCAGCGGCCCGGCGGTGATGCGGATCAGGTCGGACTTGCGCTCACCGGGCGGCAGCCCGGCCGCCATCCACAGGATGAGGGGCTGCAGCCATCCGCCGCCGCCGTCGACCATGTGCCGCCCGACGGCGGCGACGGACAAGGCGGCGATGGCCATGCTCGCCACCGCCTCGATCGGCACCTCCAGGTGCTCGGCGACGGCGCGGACGAACTCCGCCAGGCGGGGCGGCAGCGCCTGGTCGACGTCGAGCGGCTTGGGCTCGGCCTCGATGCCGCCGAGGGGTTCGGGCGGCTCGATGAACCGGGCCTGCCCGTCCTCGGGCGTCGGGTAGACGCCGGACAGGATCTCCTCGGCGCTGCACTCGGCGTCGCCGACCCAGGTGTCTTCGAAGGGGTCGCGCGGCGGCTCCTCGTCGGCGGGGGGCGGCTCGTCGGCGCGCGGGGGCGCCTGGTCGGCGTCGAGCGCGACGAAGTCGCCGGCGCCGTGCCCGGCGTTGAAGTGGTCGGTGGCGTCCTTGCCCGCGGCGGCCTGGACGATGCGAACGTGTGCGGCGACCCCGGCGAGGGTGCGGGCGACGTGTCGGGCGTGGTCGAGGCCGGGGTCGTCGCGGTCGGCGATGACCACGACGTCGGCGCCGCTCAGGTGCTCGGCGTATTCCTGGCGCCACTTCCCGGCGCCGCCGGGGTTGCACGTGGCCTCCAGGCCGTGCCGCTCCAGGGTGTTGCAGTCGCGTTCCCCCTCGGCGATGTAGACGGTCGTCCCGGCGCGGACCGCGGCGAGGATCTGGGGGAGCCGGTAGGGGACGCGGCGGGTGTCGCCGAGCCGCCAGGCCCACCCCGACTTCTTCGACCGGTCCGGGATGCGGCACGGGAACTGCTTGTCGGCGGTGCGCAGCACCTGGAACAGCAGCTCGCCGTTCTCGTCGAAGTAGTCGTAGACCGCGATGGCGTCGCCGCGCGGCGTCCACTCCCCGCCCCGGGGGCGCTCCTCGCGCGGCTTGCACAGCTCGGCCCAGGTCAGGCCGAGCGCGTCGAGGATGGCGTCGCGCTCGCACCCGGCATGGCAGTGGAAGACGACCGGGTGCTCCTTGCCCACCGACACCGACAGGCTCGGCTGGCGGTCGGGGTGCGCCGGGCAGCGGGCCATGTAGTACCCGGCCTGCTTGCGGATGCCCTCCAGCCGGGGCAGCACCACCTCGTACAGGACGTCGCTCATGCCGCCGCCCGCAGGCTGCGGATGATGCGGGCCGCGTTGTGCGCGCTCATCAGGTCCGACGCCTGCCCGCAGGTCTGAACCTTCGGCAGCACTTCGGCGTAGCCCATCCGCTGCAGCGCCTGGAGCTGCGCCGGGGACGGCGGCCGCGCCCGCCACCGGGCATCGGCGCGCGACAGCACGCCGCCCTTGGCGCGGGCGACCTCCTCGCCGACCCCGCGCGCCCACTCCAGCGCCAGGCCCGGGGAAACGATCTTGGGCCGGGCGGTGCGCGTGCACTCCCAGACGTTCCACAGGTCGCCGTCGGCGGGCATGAGCAGGATGGTGGTGTCGCGGCCGGCCGGGAGCATCCAGCAGTCCAGGACCGGCAGCCAGCGCAGGTCCGACGCCTTGAACAGGTCCACCGACTTCGCGCGCACCGCCGCCGCGACCGCCGGGGGCGCGGTGCCCTCGGCTACGGCCCGCTCGGCCGCCTCGGTCAGCTTCTCGCCCGGCTTCACCGCCTTGGGCGGCAGCCCGGCCAGGTCTGCGATGGTGGCCAGCCCGGCCGCCGAGGCGCCCGCCACGTCGAGCACCAGGGCGTCGTCCTTGCCCGGGTGCGGCCGCAGCGCACGCCCGACCATCTGCACGAACAGCGGCGCGGACTTCGTGGGCCGCGCCATCAGGACGCACGACACCGCGGGCTCGTCGAAGCCCTCGGTGAGGACGGCGCAGTTGGTGACCACCTGCACGTCGCCCTTGCGCAGCCGGGCCAGCACGTCGCGTCGCTGCTGGCGCGGCATGGCGCCGTCGATGTGGTCGGCCGTGATGCCCTGGGCGCGCAGCGCCTCGGTGAGCGCCTGCGAGGTCGCCACCGTCGGCGTGAACGCGATCCCGGGGCGTTCGGGCGCGAACCGCTTGTAGGAGACGGCGGCCGCGTCGATGGCGCCCGAGCGCTCCAGCTCGTCGCCGAGCTGCCCGTCGACGAAGTCGCCGGCGCGGGTGCGAACGTTGCCCAGGTCCATCTCGCTGCTGACGGCCAGCGCACGGACGTTGACCAGGTACTTCTCGGCGATCATCTGCAGGATGCCGCGCTGGTACACGATGTCCTGCCAGACGTGCCCCAGTCCCGCGCCGTCCGAGCGCCCCGCCGTCGCGGTGAACCCGGCGACGAGCGGACCCCCGCGGTCCCGGAAGGCCCCGAACCGGTCGAGCACCGTCCGGTATGTGGAGGCCACCGCATGATGCGCCTCGTCGACCACGATGGTGCGGAAGTCGGCGTCGAGCCGTTCCAGTCGCGACGGCCGGACCAGGGTCTGGACCGAGGCGACGACCACCTGGGCGTCATGCTCGTCGTCTCCGGCCTTGACCACCCCGACGCGCAGCTCGGGCGCGATCTGCCGGAGCTTGTCGGCGGCCTGCTGGATCAGCTCGTCGCGGTGCGCCAGGATCAGCGCGCGCCCCCCGCGGCGCTGCACCAGGTGCGCGAACGTCACGGTTTTTCCGGCGCCGGTCGGCATTACGCACAGCGGCCGCATGGTCCCGGCGGCGGCCGCCGCCTCGATGGCCGTGATGGCCTCCTGCTGGTAGGGGCGGAGCGAGATCATGCCGCCCCCCGTCGAAACTCCGAGATCCGAGCATGAGTTCGAACCCCGACGTGCAGTGCTGCCTTGCTCCCCATTCCGGGGACCCCCTGTCGGTCGTGCTGGTGAAGGTCGGAGGGGGCGGCGCGGAGCGGGCGCGCCGCCCGGCGCGGGTCAGTCGGGGGCGGCCTCCTCCAGCTGCGGTGCCGGGGCGTATCCGGCGGCGCGGTACCCGGCGGCGGCCAGGACTCCGAGCACCACGGCGGCGGCGCCGCGGATGTCCTCGGCACGTGCGTCGGGGTCGGCGACGGCGGCCAGCACGCAGGAGCCGACGGGCGTCCTGGCGGCGTCGGTGCGGCTGTAGACGACGCAGCGGGTCGGCGCCGAGGTGGGGAACGGAGGCCCGTGGATCGCCTGCACGGGAACCCCGTCCACGCGGCCGAGGTCGGCGACCAGGACGCGCTCGCCTCCGACGAGATCGGCCAGCTCGGTCCAGGGCACGGCTGTCATGAGGTCGCCTCCGCCGCGTCGACGAGCTTGCGCAGGGCGTCGGCGAGGGCGGACGCCTCGCCGAGGGTGAGCTTCAGTCCGGTGGAGGTCTGGTTCAGGCCGAGCCACACGCGGGGCTCACGCTCCAGCTCGTACTGCGACAGGGAGACGTCGAACGCCTGCGCCTCGACGTAGCGCTCACCGGCGTAGGTGTCGCAGATGGGCGGCTCGGTGGTCGCGACGATCTCGAAGAAGTCGTGGCTCATGTGAAGGGCATCGGCGATGCTCTCGTCGCGCGCATGGCCGCTGGAGCACCAGGTCGGACACGGGCGCGTCTGCCAGTACGGCCGCTCGTCCGCCTGGACGTCGGGGGCGCTCATCGGGTGCCCCCGGGGATGAGCAGGCCGACGAACGCGCGGGCCTGCCGCATCAGCTCGGCGCGGTCGAACTCCGGCCAGGTCGGGGCGGGCATCTCGGCCTGGATGCTCGCGCCGTCGTTGGTGAGGACGCCGACCATGCCGGGCGGCATCGTGTCGGCCGGGACCGCGAAGACGTCCGCGATACCGAGCTGGCCGACGAGGACGCGGGCGCTCATCGGACACCGCCGTCCCGGTCGGCGCGCAGCTCGACCAGCTCGGCGCGGACCTTGGCCAACTCCTTCTCGGTGGTGCGCAGCTGCGCCCGCACCTTGGAGGCGTCGGCGAGGTCGATGAGGAGGAACACGAGGTTGAAGACGAGGACGATGGTGCCCACGATCAGGGCGGTCGCGCCGACGGCGGCGAGGATGACGAGGGTCGTCGACGGTTCGCGGTCGAGACCGGACAGGTTGAGACTGGAAGCCAGGTGATACATGGGAACCCCAAGAGGGTGTGCGAAGCCAGACCGCTGGCCCTGTGGAGCCATGGCCTGAAGTCAGATGTGAGGGTGGCGGTCGGGGCAGGGACCGCTGGGGACGTCGCCCGCTATGGGGCGGAGGCGTCTACGGAGATTCGCCGGACCCAAAGGCCGGGTCGATGACCTGCCAGCGCTCAGTCCGACAGCGACGCCGCGCGCTGGGCGTTCAGCCACGCGATCAGCTCGGACTTCCACGCGACGCGGCGGCCGCGCAGCTTCCAGATCGGCGGCGCGTCTTCGCCGCCCTTCAGGATCCAGTCCCTGACGGTCCCCTCGGGGCGACGCACCAGGTCGCAGATCTCCGGCATGGACAGCAGGGCGTCGCCCTTGGTGCCCACCGCGAGCTGGGTTGCTCCAGCGGGGGCCTTGACCTGCGAGGATGTGATTCTGCGAGCGTTTGTTCGCCGATTCACATGGGGGTTGCTACCCTGAGACGCGGGCATGCTTCACTCCAAATTGCCTAGGAGCTGTCCACAGGGCCTCCGCGATGCCAGTCGCGGGGGCCCATTTGCGTCTCGGGGGAGATCGCGAAGGGGCCCGACCTTCTCCTACGGGAGAAAGTGACCCATGGTGCTCGTGTGTCGAGACCAAGGTACCACCTGATCGCCAGCCGTGGAGCGCGGCGCGCATCGACCGACTACCGGCGACGCTCGATTCCGACTGACCCCACATAGCACAACATGTAGTGTCTGTCCTGCGGACAGAACGGGACAGATTGAGCCAGACCGCCCTCTGGTCTTGCTGAGACCTGCCGACTGTTGCCGAGAAGTACCGCATAGCGTTGACATCGTTGGGCTAGCGTTGTCCAATCGATGTGCAGTCCGGCCGTACTGCCGTCCGGCATCAGCCCAGCTCACGGCCTTGCGACTGACGGAGTTGATACCAGTGAACGAAGGCTTGACGTCCATCAATGAACAGCTGCGCGTAAGGCGACAGGAGGGCTTGAAGATCACTAAGGGCGACTTGGCGTGGTTGTCCAGCACGGCCCGGGGGACCGTCACGAACCTAGAGGCGGGCCGCGGAGATCCGGAGCTCCGGACCGTGCGCCGGATCGCCAACGCGCTGGGAATGTCCATTGTCTCCCAGAACCCCGGGTACGACATCGCCACGGGGCCGATCAGTCTGGTCGAGGCTATCGATGTGCCCGCTCTCCGACGCATGATCGAGATTATCAAGGCAGTGCGTGACGAGTCCTCATCCACTGCCAGGGTGCTCGCCTCGCTCTACGGCGGCTTGGCGCGAGACCTGCCCACCTTCAGGGGTGACAGCGAAGCCGAGAAGTCCATGCGTCGGTTCCGAGTGCAGGAACTTCAGGAAGCCTTCGCCGAGCACCTCGAAGACCGCGCGGAAGACTGGCCAGTCCTTGATCTGCTCAATCGCCTCAGCGGCGTTAAGTGGAGGCCCTTCACCGGGCGCGCTCCCATTACGTCCGCAGGCCCTTCTGTGGCTGACGGCCTTGGGGCCGAGTCAGCCGCATACGCGCCGCCGACAGCCGAGTCCCGAGCGGCGATGGAGCGTCGCCTGACTGTGCCGCCGACGATGATGCCCGGATATCTCGAAGCCCAGATATCCGGCATCGAGACATCGGTAGCGCACCTGACGGCCTCCGTGAACGAGCTGCGCGTCATGCTGCACCGCATGGCCAGTGGCTCGGGGTATGAACGGACCGCCATCCGAGCCCTGAACAAACTGCCGTTGCCGTTGCGACGGGCGCTGGTCCACGGCGAGGTCTTCGACAGCAAGGTGTCCGCAGACTCAGACGCTGTCTACGCTGCGCTCGCCATTCGAGCACCTGGTGACGTGACGCGAACGCACTCACACATGGATGATGTCTTGCAGCAGCTCAAGGACGAGCACTCGCCTTCGCCCGAAGAGGCGGACAGGCAGGAGGAGTAACGGTGGCCCACATCGAGGACCGCTGGTACCGGGAGGTGCGCGACGCCGACGGGAAGGTCCACAAGGAGAAGAAGGACCGGTACGGCGTCGGCAAGCGGTACCGGGTCCGGTACTACGACCTCGACGGCAACGAGCACAACGAGTCCTTCGAGAAGCTGACGCCCGCGAAGCGGTTCCTCGCCGAGGTGCAGGCCGACGAGGCGCGGGGCGTCTTCAACGACCCCAAGGCCGGCGACGTGTCGCTGCGGAAGTACAGCGCCGAATGGCTGGAGAACCAGAGCTTCGGCCGGTCGTCGTATGAGGTGGTCGAGTCGCGCCTGCGGCTGCACGTGTGGCCGACGCTCGGCACGCATTCGCTCGCCCAGCTGGCGCGCCGCCCGTCGCTGATCCAGAACTGGGTGCGCGGCCTCCAGGCGGCCGGCCTCGCGCCGACCTACATCGCGGCGATCCTCGGGCATGTCTCCACGGTCCTGAAGGCCGGCGTGGACGACGGCCTGGTCGCGCGGAACCCGTGCGACTCCAGCTCGGTGAAGGCTCCGAAGGCGGTGCCCCGCAAGGTGGTGCCGTGGACGCCGTCGCGAGTCGAAGCGATCCGCGGCGGGATGTCCGAGCGGTATCGGGCGACCGTGGACCTGGGGGCCTGCTGCGGCCACCGCCAGGGCGAGGTGTTCGGCCTGGCGGTGGCCGACCTCGACCGCAAGGGGAAGATGGTCCGCGTCCGCCGCCAGGTCAAGATCGTGGGTAACCGGCTCGTCTTCGCGCCGCCCAAGCATGGGCGCGAGCGAGAGGCGCCGCTTCCGAACCTGGTCGTCGATCGCCTCGACGCGCACCTGGAGCGCTTCCCGGCGGTGCCGGTCACCCTGCCGTGGGAGGAGCCGGACGGGGTGCTGGTGACGCACAAGCTCGTCTTCACCACCCAGCGCGGCGGCGCGATCGGCCGGTACTACTACAACCCCTACGTCTGGCGCCCCGCCGTCGAGCCCGTCCTGGTGAAGGCCGGCGTCCTGCCCGTGCTGATCGAGGGCGAGAAGCGGGGCTCGATGCGGGACTACGGGTTCCACCAGCTCCGCCACAGCTTCGCCAGCGTGCAGCTCGACGGCGGCACGTCGATCCGCGCGCTGGCGGAATGGCTGGGCCACGCGGACCCGTCCATCACGCTGCGGATCTACAGCCACCTGATGCCCGACAGCGACGGTCGAGGGCGTGGCGTCATCGATATGGCGTATAGATACGATCTTGAGAACCAGAGGGCTGACGGCCCCATGACGGCCCCAGAGACCCTTGTCGCAGCAACGGAGCAGGTATAGCGTGGAAACACTCCAAACGATCCTG